ACTGTATACGTTATAGATTTCTTCAAGTGCAAGGATACGGCTGGACTAAAAGAACTTATCGAGTCGCGATCGATGCTGTTAATGCACAACGCGAACTTTGATCTACAGTTTTTTCTCAAACTTGGTATTGATTTTAAAAAAAATATTTTCGACACTTTCATTGCTGAGAGGTGTCTCGTCGCAGGTCACAAAGAAAAGAAAGTAAGCCCTAAGGCAGAGAAAGTTTATTTCGGTGACGTCAGTTGCTCACTTAAAGCAGTTGCAAGCCGACGATTAGATCTGGAGCTTTCGAAAGAGCAACAAGTCTCAGACTGGAGCAAAGAAGATCTCGACCCTGAACAAGTTCTTTACGCTGCGAAAGACGTTGATATTCTTCCTCAGATTGCGGATATACAACTAAAAGAACTAGCGAGCGAAAACCTCCTCGACGTCTACACTCTCGAAAGCAAAGTTATCCGGCCAGTAGCTTTAATGTGTCACTATGGCTTCAATGTAGATGTCAGTAAAGTGAAAGCTTTAAGAGTAAGGAAACAGCAAGAGCTTGACACAGCTACTAAATTATTCTGTGAGTCTCTTGACCGGCGTTTAAAAGATGAGCATAAGTTGCCACGACGAGTGGATGGGGCTATCGCCATCGGAAAAAATGCAAAAAAGGAATTTAATCCTGGATCAAATATTCAGTGCATCCGGTACTTCAATCAAATCGGCACTTCTTTACCAGTTGATGATAGAACAGGAAAACAGACACTGTCGCAGATAGCGCTCGCAGAATTCGATAGTGACGACGAAACACTTAATTTACTAAGGAAAAGAACGAAGCTTGAAACAGCTTTAGCTCACGTCGAAAAAATCATCGACAACATCAACCCTGTATCTCAAAGGATGCACAGTGGGTATAACTCTTACGGAGCTAACAGTGGACGGTTTACAAGTTCAGGTTCCAAAAGAGTCACTGGGAATAAAAAGAAAGAGGTCTGGGGAATAAACATCCAGCAAGTACCCAGAGATAGAGAATTTAGGGAGTGTTTTGTGCCCACAGAGGGTTATAAATTCGTTATCGCAGATTATTCTCAGATTGAGTTACGCCTGGGAGCAGAGTTGATCGGAATATCCCAGATGATCGAAGCTTTCAAAAACGGTCAAGATCTCCACTCTCTGACTGCGAGCCTCATCTACCACATCGATATCGAAGACGTACAGAAAAACCAAAGGCAGATGGGTAAAACCCTCAACTTTGCACTGCTTTACGGGATGGGTTTTAAAAAATATAAAACATATAGCGCACAATCAGGTAATATTATTACATTAGGTGAGGCTAGGGCTGCTCATAAAGGTTTTCACAGGGCATATCCCCGTCTCAAAGAGTGGCACAGAGAACGTAATGCCATGGTCAAAGACGGATGGGTTTATGTAAGGACACCCATTGGTAGGAGGAGGCTTCTTAGTTACGACGACGCAACTATGACTGCTTGTGCTAACACTCTTATCCAAGGAGCTGGCGCTGATATCCTCAAACTCGCAATCGCGAGATTAGGTGATCACGTATCAGATGAATTCAGACCGATCGCTACGGTTCACGACGAACTTGTCTTCGAAGCTATCGATGCTAAAGCTGAACATTATCAATCTGTTCTGGAATCTGAAATGCGTGGAGCAGCGGAATCCGTACTTACCGAAGTACCAGTAAAGTGTGATGCTGGTGTCGCTGATTCGTGGGCTGAGAAATGACTTTCACCGTTGAATTCCCTAAGACCGATAAGGATGTGTTCACTGCAAAAGTGGATGGTCACTATGTCGGGTGCTTTCAAACTGACAATTCTTTAACGATGACAACCGAGTTCTACGAGAAACCTCTTGCAGCAGCTAATGCTGCTCGCAAACTCAAAAAGGAAATGAGCTTTGCTGCTTCTGGTAAAGCCGTAACCACGGTGATTAAGAAACAAAAGAAGACAAAGACAAAGACTAAGAAGTCTGTAAAGTTAACAGGCAGGCTTTATACAGTTGACGAGGTAACAGCCTTGCCTCTTCTGAGTTTCCAAGAAGTTTGGATCGTCACCAGAGGTGAAGAATTCGTGCGCGATTGTCTAAATCAAGAAAAAAGGCAGTTGGTGTCTATGACCAAGGACAAAGAAAAGGCAAAACGTTTTAAAACTCACGAAGACGCTATGCGGACTGCAAGAGTTTTAAAAGGAGTTGTTGGTCCTGGATTCAATATTTCACGCTTCTGGGTTCACCTTGACTGAAAACAGGGTAAAGTATATCTATTGAGTCCAAATAATCCCAAAAAAAATGACTCTTGGTAGTAATTTTCGAAGAGCAGGCCGTCGTCTGGGTCTTGACCTTGAGGGATTATTCAAGGACGACGAAACTTTGAACATGGATATGGTCAACGATTTTTCTCCTGAGTTACGGAGAGCGGTCGTTGAGCGGGGTAGGGGAAGAGCATTGACAATGAAACCGCAACAGGCAGACCCGATTCTTACAGAACTTACCTTGAAGCCTGGTCAATTTAGTCAAGGTAGTGGAAGTCAAATGCCTGATATCAATATCACCAATGAGAATAAGCCACAATTTACGAACACAGTAACCGGCGGTTTTGCGATGCCTATGCCGCCGGTAGTAGAAGAAAAATCTCCTTACACCTGGAGGGATAACAGAAAACTCGGTGGTTTCGGTACAGCCGATTATCAGGCAGCCCTTGCAGAAGGATATACAAACGAAGATATCAAAGACTTTTTGACAAGTAACCCTGCTGCATTCGGTGGAAGCGGTCTTAACGTGGGAGAAGATGTTCGTATGGCATTAGGTTTGAGCGACTCTTATCAAAGCGATCTTGCAAAAATTGCAAGCGGAAAAGCTGATCAAGTTAAGGCCACGGCTCAAAACTGGCGTGAACTCACAAAAACTCGTGGTGGCATTGGAGCTGCTGCGGTGAATGCAGCGCTTCAAGGAGGTGCCGCGCTTGCAGACATCGAAGCTTACGCTAAAGCTTATGGTCTTAAGGTCGGTGAAAAAGCTGCTCAACTCTCTCCTGAATTAGCTGCACTTCGCCAATCGCAAACTGGAGGCGGCGGAGGTGGCGGTCGTTCACGGGGTCCCAGTGGCGGCTACCAAGGCTCAGTCGAACAAGTGGGTAAAGTTGGAGCCAAAGGAGGCTACCAAAAGCAAAGTGGTTCAATCGGAGCTGCTGGCATCCAACGCGCAGCAGCAGCCATGGGTATTTCTCCACGCGAAGCTGCACAACGTGCTCAAGCTCAAGGAACAACGCTGGGGCCTGCAGCTCAAGCATTGCTTGGTTAAGATCTAATCACGCAATAGCACTAAGCTGGAGAAAGACTGTGGTCTAGTCATGACTCGTCGCATCCAGAAAATCATCGGGGTATTTCTTGAGTGTTTCAAGATTTACCCCGTTTTTGCTATAGACAAGGAAGACCAGCTCAGAATCGAAGAGCTTGCTGGTTTCCAGCCGAATGACGTCTATTGACTACTCACTGTTTCTTGAAAAAGGGTCTAAGCGACTGACCCTCGCAGTTACAGCAAACGATATAAACCACGCGCAAGCTCAGGCTCTTGATATCTCAAGGAGTCTTGGAGCTGATCGGATTGAGATTGACTATGGAAAGACCCGAGATAATCATCTGAGCAATCTGTATAACAGGCTTGCCTATGATGATTTTGATTACAAAGAGTGCTTTGAGTGGGACGGCTCGTATACCAACGGAACACCATCCGTGTATGCCTTCTCTAAACGGTTTTATTTACGTCCGTTGATACTAGGTTATCTAGACATCTGTCAAGACAATACAGTAAAAAATACATGCTGTAACACAAGGTGTATTAACCCATACCATAATCATTATTTAACAGGAAAGAATTCTAAATTAAGTGGCGGAGATCAGAAAATCGCATTAGCATTTCGGAGCCAAGGCGTCAGCGTCTCGCAGATCGCTAAGGCTCTCAACGTACACCGTTCAACGATTTACCGGACTTTCAAAAATGAACGTTTTCCTGATGGGGATCAGGGTCACTGACTCTGCAGTCGTCGAAGACAAAAAAGTCAACTTGATTGCCGAGTGTCTTCCCAACTCGAATAAAAGGGTTCCCACTAAAATTCAGATCATTCAAAACGAAGATCACTACGTTGGGAAACTTCTAAAAAAACTCAACGAGGGCGATGAAGTCCTGGCGCTCGGGCCAACCAAGCCCACGCCCGATGGTGTGCTGAAGATGCAAGCCATGTTGATTGTGGCTAAAGAGAATTTCTCAGACATCCTTGCAATCAACACCTTTATGGCTTGTGGAGGTCTTGGTCCCAAGCAGGAAGAGAGTGAAGTTGGTGATTCTACAGTGACGAATCGCTCTATCGCATGGCAAACACCAGACGATAAAGAAACCAACTGGTTCAAGCTGACTGCCTGGAACGAGCACTCAAAACAGCTTTCTGAGCTGCCTAACGGCACACCAACAATCGCTGTCGGAAGCGTAAGCACTAGCGAAAAAGACACAAAGAAGTATCTCAACTACTCCGTAGACCAGATTCTCTACCTTCCCAAGTCTTCAAAGCCCGCACCCAACAAGGCTGCTGATCCCGAAAAGGGTCAAGTATCTCGTGCGGCTATCGGTTCCATTAATTTCTCTCTCTGATTCTCTGTCATGGTATTTATCGCTGGAAAATTCGCGGCTGATGAAATTCTTTGTCAAGTCCCGCCTCACACGCTCCGAATCGATCTTCAACAGCGTCGGTGGAAGTCAGATAACGATCCGGATTCCGCGATTACGGACTCGAATGACAACGGCATCCCCATTGAGTTCGTGCTCCTCGGGTTTACTCCCTATTACGGAAATCTCGGAATGCGCTCCCACGAGGAGTTCATTCGGATTGCTTATGTTGGTGTGTCTCCTAGCCACCGTTTGCTTCCTCCTCGATGTGTATCAACATCTATCCTTTCGGGTAAGAGCAGTCAAAAATCTTTTATCTCCTACTTCCAAACGCTCTACAACAACCGAATCAACGTTGCCGAAGTGGTGACTGCGACAAAGTTTGTGCAACGTAGTTTCACTCAGAAAGACCCAGTCTCTGGGGCTGATACTGGTAAGGTGAACTACAACGTATTAGAGTTTTCAGACCGACCGGCTGTAGGTGAAGAAGAGAAATCTCTTATCGAAGATATTGGAAAATGGCTCGGAGATGAAGGAGCTGACTTGGTATCGGCTGCACTTCGTTCTCATATCTCCGGTGCGAATTTGGTCGAGTTACCTCTTGGAACAGATCACTCGGAAATCAAAGGAGCTTTTGACGAAGCGCATCCGATCCTTGAAAGCGACAAGACTGTGGGGCTCGCTAGTCTGCCTTCAGGTGCTGGTGACCCCAAGTCAGAACCGCCTTCACCAAAATCGGAAAAACCGAAGGAGCTGACAGAAGAACAAAAGAATGCTTTAAAAGCTGCCGGACTCGAAGTCTGAAACCTAGCATTCAATGTATACGAGGGGTGAGCCAAGGCACCCCTCTTTTTTTTGTCTACTTTTTTTCGATAAGTTCAGATAGTTCTGGAAGTTGGTAGCCGTCTTCTGCCACACGTCGAGCTAAAGCCTCAAAAAGATTTTTTCGAACAAGAAAATTTGAATGTAAAAGATCTAAAATCTCACGAAGCTCGTCAATGTCGTCGATCATTTTTGCTTTCATCATAAATTTTTTATGATAGAACTCTTGCTCTATGGTCATAAACTTACGTAGACGAGTAAGAAGAGCTTCGGATTCCATGAGTTTTTATCAAGTCCCAGATTTCATTTTCAATCCTATTGCGTCTCGTGACCTCTGTAAGGGTCGGGTGTTACTTCCTTTAGATTATGAAGGACGTCTTGAGGAACAAATAAAAGAGAGCGGTGTAACAGAATTCATTACACCTAGTGATCAAGAAGACTATATGGACCCTATGTGGTGGAAATACCACGAAGGGCTTTTTGACTGGACTGTCGCAATTACTCAAGGAATCGAATCAACCCAGAGACTCGACTATGTAATAAAACCGGGCTATGAATTCGCAGCTGAGGGTCTTATGATCCTCGATCGAATCACGTTTCTTGAGCCCACGCGCAATCGCGTTAAGTTTCTTACCGAGAAACCTTTGTCAAATCTGCTTGTTTTAAATCCTCGCCCCGAATTCCGTGCTGATCAGAATAAATCAAAAGATTCAGTGACTTCTGCATGGTATGTGTTCAGCAAGAACAACCCCGACAAAAAGTCAAAAATTGAATTCGATGTAAACTGGCAGCGACCGAATGTATTTGCAAACCTGTGAAAGGCCGTCTACAACTTCTTCTGACTGAATACCTTCAGGCACAACAAGAAACAAATAAAAAGTTAGATGTAATTGCTGCACTTCTGATCAGCAATCAGCTTCTGCAAGAATGTATCGACCACAGTGGTCAGCCACGAGAAGCCGATACTGTTGCGGAGATCGTTTCAGATTCTTACTCCGCTTCACTTTGCTTGTTGAGTGAACTAGATCAACGCAACAAAGAATACGAATATCAGAAAAGTGAATTCTTTGTAGAGGATACTTCTAGTGAAGACAGTAACGGCGAAGGAAGTTCTTTAGAATCATTTTAATAGAAGAGTTAGTTGTGGATACCAGAAAGACTATTGGCGGACTCAGGCACTACAAATGTCCTGGAATTCCTGATTACCTTCCTTCGGTCACATCGATTCTGAGTGCTACCCAGTCAGCTAAGACTCAGCAGAAGTTAGCTCACTGGAACATCATGAATCCTGGTGCAGCAGATGCTGCGGCAGAAAGAGGAACCTGGATCCACGAGGCGACAGAGAATCACATACGAGGATTACGTGTAATACCTCCCGATGCTTACGCTCCTTTTTGGAAAGGCGTACCAGAACGTGTGGATGAAATCCTCGACGGGGGTCGAGTGCTTTGGTCTGAACGTCCGTACAACCAACCAAAATGGTCTAAGTACGTGGGTGACGACGGTGTCGGAAGGATCTTTCATTACGACCCTGACACTGGTTTTGGGTACGCAGGTTGCTGTGACCTTATTTATATGGACAGCAATGCAGAGATTATTCTTGCCGACTTCAAAACTAGCGCCGGTCCTTACAGTGCAAGGTTCCCCAACAAGAAATTAGATATAGACGAGAAAACAAAGAAAGCGCTGATCTCAGGTGTCTTCAAGGTCAAGAAGACCAGACTCCAGCTCGCTGCATACAAACTTGCAGCTGAAGCATGTCTAGGAATTAAAATCAGTAAAACACAGATTATTGTAAGTACCCCTATCGAAGAGTATCAAACACAAGTTTTTACCTTTGGCGAAAGCGAAGTCGAGAAGGACGAAGAAGCTTGGCTGCAACTCGTAGAGAAATTCTTCACTGAGGTGCGTCCTAATAAAGGTTCTTGACCTGACGGTTAAGCAAAGCTTCCAGTCGAAATACTGTCAAAAGCTCCAAGCTGAGGCAGAATGCTGTCACTACAGGACACCCCATGCAGTTCATTTGTTCCATCAACAGCAAAGTAGTCAGTGCGCTAGATGCGGTCACTGGCAAGATTGCTGCGGGTGGTAACTTCGCTGCATTTAACTCAGGTTGGGATCCACACGAGATCGATGCGGGCGACATTGCCCTCGAAGTCGCTCAAAAGAAGGGCTTGTGTGCGTGGCATCTGGTCAACGGCAAGCGCGTCAAAGACGACACAGGATTGATCCATGCAGGATTAATCATCATTGATATTGATAACCAAGCAGACGGTAAAGATAAAGACGGTAATAAAATTCAAAAGCAAGAACTTACTTGGGAGCAAGCTAAAGAATTAGAAGTATGTAAGAAATATCTTTCTCTCGCTTATCTTTCACCTTCACATACTGAAGAGTGGCCTCGATTCCGTCTTGTTTTTGGACTCGAAAAACCAATCATTGATGGTGAATTTTATCAATGGTTTACTCGTGCGATATCTAAGGACATTCCTGGCTCCGATATACGAGCCACGCAGGTCCCTAACCTCTTTTACGGCGCTAAGGACACCAACGGAATCCTTGCTATCAACTTAAATCGCTTCATTCCAGCGGACAAAATTGACGAAGCGATCAAAGTCTTTGCCTCTACCCCAAAGCAAGCAGCAGGTTCTGACCGTGATGTAACTCAGGCTCTTGATGACATCCATGTCCACGACGATGGGGTTGACTTTTTGAAGCTCCTGTCTCGCTCTGTTAGCGGGATTATCAACGGACAACCTGTCGAGGATCGATCGTCATCTATCGCTCAGGTAGTTAAAGAAATACTCGGGTGGGTCAACTGGCTTAAATCTAAAGGGATCTCATCCAACGTCTCACCCTTGACGGTTGCACACCGTGCGTTCTATGCTGTGTATGACTACCCAGCGGAGGTCGATGGCAAGTTCACACGGATCGTCGAAAGCATTCGAGATGTAGAGACGATCAAACCCGCCATCATCATGGCGTCCGAGCACGATGAAATCGCTGCTTGGAAGCGTCTCAAAGCTATTGATCTGAACACGTTCAATGCAGTAGCTGACGAAGAGACGAAAGCTCAGGTCAAACAAACCAGAGCTAAACCCATTAATTCCATTTTGAATTTCAATGACTTCTCTGCGGAGTCGTTGGAAGAAACAACAACACCAACATCAACAACAACATCGGAGGAAGAAGTGAGCACTCCTAAGACTCCTTCTCAGCTTGTGACCATGCAAAACGGTCAGCAGCAACAACGTGCTTTTGCAGAGAACGACGTAGCTGAAATCATCACCACGAACCAAGGTGATAATTATCTCTATGACAGCCAGCACGACAACTTCTACACCTACGACGAAGACGCTGGTCTTTGGTATGTGCAGGATGAGATGCACGTCAAACGTCGTGTAGTTAATGCTTTAGACACCTTCGTTACTGCTGGCCTGATCCCTAAATATCAGTCGTCAACGGTGAATAGCGTCTACGCGATGCTTCAGGCAAAGATGCTCAAGTCTTTGGATGGAGGACGAACGAGCATCTTTAAAAAGGGAACTAAATACATTCCTTTTAAGAACGGTGCTCTTAACAGTGAGACTTTTGAGTTCACTCCCGGTCACAACAAGGAGTTGTATTTCCGGAGTCGCCTTATGTACGACTGGGATGAGACAGGCAAATGCCCTAAGTTCCTTCAGTGGATGGACGACTCTCTTCGTCCTGGGCAAGCTCGCTTAATCCAAGCTTTTTCACGGGCGCTCCTTACTGGCTATACCTCTGGCGAACGTTTCCTTCACCTTGTTGGTCCTGGTGGAACTGGTAAATCCACCATGCAGCAGTTGATGATCGCGCTTGCTGGTTTCAACAGCACCCACACGTCAAGCCTCGAAATTATCGAGACAAACAAGTTCGAGAGCTACAACCTCATTGGCAAGAGGCTTCTCCTTCTGACGGATGAATCGAACTACAACAAGCGGATGGACGTTCTTAAGAAGCTAACTTCGGCTTCTGACACCCTTCGCGCAGAAAGGAAGTACGGCAAAGAAATTATCTCTTTCAAACCTGAGTGTCTTGTTTGTATCGCAAGTAATGAACACATCAGTTCGAACGACTCTACGAGTGGTCTAGAGCGTCGTCGTTTGACGATCGTGATGGATAAGGTCGTTCCTCCTAGCCAACGCAAAGAGCTTCTGAGCGTCTACGGAGATCGCCTTGAAGGTGAGTTTGTAGACGAGCTGCCAGGCATCGTCGCCTGGGCTCTCTCGATGAGCTTTGACGATATGCGTGACGTTCTCGCCAATCCCGTCAAACACGCTCCTTCTCTGGCTCAGACGAACATAGAAGCCCTTGTATTCAACAACCAATTCGTTGCTTGGATGGCAGAGTGCTGTCTCTATGCTCCAAATTCCTCCACGGTGGTTGGTCGTGGTGCGGCTCGACCTAGCACTGAAGAGTCAGAGAAAGGTATGCATGTAAAAAACTCATATTCTGAGCTTTATGCAAGCTACGCAAACTTCTGTAAATCCTGTGGATATAAACCCGCTGCGAAACCTCGTTTCGTAGAGAGAACGCTTGAGACGCTTTGCAACATTCTTAAGCTGCCTCATTGTAAGGCCACGATGAAACAGGGATTGGCAGCTATCCAGGGTTTACGCCTCAAACCATATGATTTATCATCCGATCGCGCCTCTTATGGTGACACTCGACTGCCTAATCCTGTCGAGTTTGCACAAGATCCAGACTTCTCTAAATGGGAAGCCAATTTTTTAAAGCACGATGGCATCTCTTAAATTGTTCCCTCTCACCGTTCTCGCTGGCGGCGCAGCTGCTGTAGCCACAGCGGTAACAGCTCCTCAGTTTGTAGGCGCTCCTCTCACTTTTATAGGGGGAGCGCTTGCAGGCTTGAGCATCGCGGAGCGAAGAGATAACAAATACATTGAAAGAAAAAATACTGCTAACAGGGTCAGTGGTGCTTTTAGTGCTCTTTATGAGCGCAATCGTGGTTTGATCGATCCTGTCGAGCTTTCTTTCGTCGCCAACGTCAGTATTGAACAGGCTTATAGTTTTTTAGATGCCTTAGCAGAATCAACCGGCGCTACAAAAGTTAATAACAATCATGGAGTTGGAGCTACTTTTAATTTCCCCCATACAGCTAATGTTCTAGAAGAGCTTTCCTCTAACGCTCAGAACTGGGCTACTCAACAAACAGCTGCGCTTACCCAGCAACTCGAACAGCACAAAATGGCTCTCAGAGCCGCTCAGCTTGCTCAAGTAACGGCACCTAAGCAGACAGTTCAACCAGTTAAAAACGAGGATTTCTGGAATAATCAATGAGTCAATCAGAACCCATCATCGAAATGGTTGACGACGGTACGATGTACCGAGTAGCTATTGAAGAAGATGGGTTATATGCAGAATGCTACGTAAGCAGCATGCATCTTGTTGACGAAAAAGTTAAGTATCTTCGTCAAACCATCCTCAAAAAGTCCTTAGAAAGCTTCGACATTAGCTGTGACGACGCCTAATCCTGAGCCCGAAGAAAAGCTTACAGAAGAAGAACAGGAGCTTCTTGATCAAGCTCTTCAGAACCTGATTGGATTTATTGAAGAAGAAACGACCCATTATCTAATCGAAGAGGTCGAAGAAAACGATGAAGTTATCGAGGTTGTTGACGAGTCACAATTAGATGAAGAGCTAGAGCAAGAAAACTAGCTCCCACACCTGTAACCACAGCTTCTGTCCACCAGGCTCCGAAGTGTGTCGGGTGGACGTTGATATCTGCGATAGCAGTGAATACTCCTGTAAGAAGAACGTCTTTAAAAACGCTATTCCTTTTAAAGACAAAGCTTCCTACGAAGAAAGCAAGAGCCGTCAAAAAGCCTGTCTTACTTGCGATGAAGGCATGCTTCAGCGTTAGAGCTGAAATATCACCTTGAACCATAGTGAGAAGGCATGAGAGCCATGCCTCTCCAAACTTTTCAGGACAGACCTTAAAGGCTTTAGTTATAGACATCTGCCGATAACTGCTACCTATTTATTTTGGACTATATTTTCACTTTTTAGTCAAGACCTCAAGGAGCGAGACGAGCTTTACCCCAACGATTCTTCACATACCACTCACAGACTTCCGGAGCCCAATCCTCGAAATGAGGAAGCATCAGCTGACACATCTGACCAATCTCTGCCTGAGCGTCTGCCTTGGCTCGAAGATCTAGAAAATGCATAAGTGACCGCATGTTGAACGTGACAACGAAGTGCTGTCGATAATCGAAAGGCAGGACTCCACGGGCATGCTCTTCTGAAACACCCTGCTCCATAGCTTCTGCATACCTTCGAGCTGCGTTCATACAAGCGATTAGGTCACACTTACGCATGTGATCCGTATAGTCATACTTTTTACCTTGTCGATTGGAATACTCTCCAACCGGCCTTAGATAAAAGATCGACTCAATGTCACCGCCATCAGTCGCATAGTTTGCAACTCTCTTACCGGTGTAACGCATCGATTGAACATCCCACGACGTTCCGATTCGATGAGTTCTTGCTTGTTGAATTACTGAGTGTGGGAAGAAACCTACAGCAAATGTAATACTTGGGTGCTCTAAGGGACCATAATGACCTCTACCACCCTTCAAAAGGTGCTTAACAACCATGTCACCTGCCTCTGAGTGAGGCAAAGGTTTTTCGTCAAAAATATACTTTTCGCTGTAGTCCTGGTGCATGGCCTGCCACACCAGCGACTGAGGGGTCGAAGTTTTATCTAAAACCTTTACTTTGAAGAAGGGGTCAGCTTTCATATCCGATGTAAGTCTCGGACCAAGCTACCTCAACTCCTTGGGAAAGTCTGCTGATAACGCAGTCGTGCAGTGATTTCTGAAGGATTACTTACTGCTCGTGCAAGATCAGCAGGTTTCATACCCAAAGCCATACCCGCTAATCGGGTCGGTTGCATCTGCTCACTTCTCATTTCCTGTCTGAAATTACTTGTTGTTGGAATGTAATATCACCAGTCGTTCTATAGTCCAACATAGGCATGGAGGACTCAGGAGTTTGTACGTTATAAAAATTTTGCTGAGGAAGAGCAGTTAGTTGGCTGACTTTCTGTTGAAAAGCAGGGTCGCGACGATTAGTCTCGTCGATCACATATTGCTCTTTCGGCATATCAGTAGCCCTATTAGGCAAAGGCATTTCACGGTGGTTATAACCAGCAGGTCCTGTCTGCTGTGCAGAAGGAGTCATGTTGCCAATACCGTATTCGGCAGGCGAAACAGGTCCGCGAAGATATTCCCCGTGATCAACGTTGTATTGAGACAAAACCCTCGCAACATCATCCATAGCGGCTTGCTGCCTGACACGAATGCTTGTCGTGTCGTTCAAATAAGCAGCGGGGTTTGCCATAGGCATGCCGAGAGGTTTCAGACCAGGCATCGGGCCGAGGCCACCAGGGCGCTGTAAGAAGTTTTGTTGTTCCATGAAGCCAGTCTAACTCCGTTTAGGTTGTCTTTCGCGGTTTGTTTTTTTACTCACCACTCGAAGATTTGAAGGTGAGTTGTTTTCAGGGTTGTGATCTTTATGATCTACTTCTTTACCATCGTTCTTTTTTACTCTTCCTTCTCGCTCCATGAAACGTCGAGCACGTTTCCTAGCTGCACGTCGTTTCTTTTGCTTCTCTGATTGCTGATCATATTCTTTTTTGTAATCTCTCTTGTACGCCACAGCGACTTCCTGTTTATTACAGGCTAGCTAAGACAGAAAAAACTTTTTTAATATCAGCAGCAGTTGCTATACGAGCGGTCCCGTTGGCTTCGAGAGTGACTTCATCCCTTACAGCTTCAACAAGCTCTTTCTGAAAACGCTGGTACAAACCTGTGAAAAGACCATCAGTCTTACCGTAATACTCATAAAGAGCATTCATGAAAAGCGCTTTAGAGTTTTCAGCGTTGTTGTCCCAATTTTTGAGAACTTCTTGATAGCTGAAGTCAGACATGAGAATCTCTTTCACCAGAGCAGATTAGCAGTCAGAGAGCTAGGACACACCAACCAGAAGAGTCTCCTTCGACAAGCCATCGAGGCTCAAGCTTTTCTTTGGGATAAAGCAAATACTCACCGTCTTCAGATACATAAGTGCCTTCATCCAGGTCAAGTGTTCCATAAGGATCGTGCACCCAAAGCTGCTTTCTATCAGCGGTGATGCCCACACAACAAATCCAATGACCTCCTCCTGAGGGAGACTCTTTAGGTCCTTTGTGGAGGATTCCCATAGGAACCGGAGCACCCTCAGCGAGCTTGGTTTCTAAGGTTCCCCAGCTAGCGTTTTGAACAAACTTAGCTTCTACTCCGAAGTGTGAAAGAGCAGCGATCTGCACCCAGGCTTCTGTAGTATCACCAAGCTCAAAAACTTCAGCGAGATACTCGTCATCATTGTGAATGGCATCAGGATGAATACCACTCAGAAGCATCGCGCAGCTACTCGAAAAACAACTGCGTTGGGCGTCTCTGTAATTATCGAGCTGGGAGTAATAAGGTACGTTCAGCTTTATTTCTGACGTTTTGACATCACTGCTTTCATCAATGTCATTGATGATCTTCCAATGATCAGGCCAGAACCACCACTCCTCTGAGGCTTTATCTCGGAGTAAAACTCGATGATGCTTTCGCCCTGAATACATTCGAATCTCATCCCACTCCCACGCGGAACCTTTAGGGACAAAGAGTTTCTTATCTGCTTCGAGGAGCGATGAATCAACAGGTAGACGCTTAAGCCATGTATCTTGCTTGGCGTAAATCGAACGACCCAACATCGGATGCAGTGGCTCGGTCAAAAATACTTTCTTCTCTTCTTCACGCCTTCGCACTAAGCCAGGAATAGTTTTTCCGTCTGCTTTAACCCAACGAAGAAACTCTGAAGCAACATCTGATTTTTCATTACCAGCGTTTAGTTTTTTAAGAAGCGTCGAATTTACAAAAGCATTTGTTCCAACGTTGAACGAAAAAGAAACAAGTGCGTCATACTCATTCTGGTTAATCTTCAGCTTTACAAAGCTGCTGACACACTGCTCGAACCGTTCTAAATCCTCTTTAAGGTACTTCTCTGCTTGTTCCTCAGAGATAGTCATCCCCGGAACTACTTCGGGTCCAGTATGTCCGTAACCCACGGTGTCAACATTTGCAGCGCACTTATAACTTTTTAAGCGAAGTCCTTCAAACCGCTTGATCAGGTTCAGACCCTTCTCGCTCAATCTCGTCATCATTAAAGCTCGAAATTTGTGGCGAAATTAGACACTGCTTCTCACAGTCCTTCAACTTCTCTTTCATTGAGAGATAGTAGGACGAAGCTGTCTTTTCAGACTCTTCCAGAGCCTGAACCACTTTAACCGCTATTTCACACTCGTTTTTGGATAAAGAGGCCATCAGAAAATCTCCTGATGACCTTTATTTTATTAAGTGTGCTTACGCTGCGGTGTAAGTGACTCGATACACACACGGAGAGCGATCAGTCTTCTCTACGTAGAGGTAATTAGCGACTGAAGCGGCCACGCTGAAAGTAAACGAAACGTCGTCCCGAGTAGAAATTTTGGGTGCAGCTACTTCGCCAAGAATGCTTCCATCAACACCGCTCTGAACGTAGACGCGACGGATGTTTTTAGAGTCGGCAGACACTGTCACAGTGCCAGTTCCAGTGGTGCTAGAAACAACGTTATATTTGTCTGAACGAAGGTTTGAACCCTCAGAAGTATCTTCAGTAGTGCTACCGATAGTGACGTTTCCGCCATCTTGTGAACGGTATTGACCGAAGCGGGTAATGCCTGCGGGAGCCGCGCCTAATTCGCGGTTAAAAGTTACTTCTGCCACGAAAACACAGCAAGTTCTTAATTAATAATAGCCTCTAACATAGAAGTAATGTAAAACAAGAGATTCATGACCGGTAAGCGCGACTTAAGCACGGCTCGTGAATGGGGACGTGAGATTCTTAAAACTCACGAATTAGAAAAATTTGACGTAGCGCCTCAAACGTCTTTAATCCCGATCATTGACGTCACGCAGGTCCAGGCGGACGCTCAACCCCGAAAAATGACTATCTCGGGAGTCATTAACTCAGCAATCCAGGCAGGGATCATCGACGCTGCTGGAGGTGGTGGAGGAAGCGGCATCACAGCAGTGGTTCAGGACACCACGCCTCAGCTCGGTGGAGACCTCGATGTAAACGGACAATCAATCGTCAGCACATCTAACCAGAACGTGAAGGTCGCACCCGATGGTACTGGCGTTACCGAGTTTATGGGAAGTGCGGGTTATGACGCTGCGATTCAGTTGAACTGCGAAGTCAACTCGCACGGAGTCAAGATCAAATCTCCTCCTCACAGCGCAGGAGCCACTTATACGCTCGTTCTGCCTGTCTCTGCTGGAATTAGTACAGCAGGTCAAGCTTTGAGAAACGACGGAAGTGGGAACTTATATTGGGGCTGATTAATTTCACAAGACTATGAAATACAACGCTCTGAACGCTCTCTACTACGAAGCCACTTTATTTTTGCTTAAGTTTTTTCCTGGGTTAGCAAAAAACCCCTGGATTAAAAAATTGCGGGAATACTGCCGGGAAGACTGGGCTGAGTTTCGTACAGAGATAACTATGGAGAAACTCGACGCGCAGATCGAAGAGATCCACGAGGCGTGGGACAAGGAATTTAACCAGTACCAAGCAGTCTTTATCGAAGAGGAACCTGACGGATCAGAAGCACAGAAACTTCTGGGTGGTCCTATGCGAATTACTTCTTCTTGGAACGACGATAAGCTTTAGCTTTTTTCTTCGCTCGAACGCAGTTGGGAACCATCTTCCCTCCCTTCTTTTTCATACCTTCTTGGACGTAACCATCCCAGCAAGGTCCTTGCTTAGCCATGTCACTTACCTCGTTTGTATGCGCGAGCTTTTTTGCCAGCCCGTTTGGCTTTTTCAGTGTTGGCTACATGAGTGTTTACAGGTTTACCTCGTGTAGCTCTCTTCTTTTTCTCATCCGTGGCCTTCCTCTCTTCGGCAGACATCGACGCCCACGCTGCCTTTGGCAAATAGCGTTCTGTGCGTCCCTTCTCGCGAGCCTTATCAGCCATAATTAGTCCTTTTTCTTTTCGTACTCTTCACGAGTTTGCCAGTCTTCTTTGCTCCACTTAGAAAGCTTATTTTTGCTTGACTTTTTACCTTCATATTTTCCACCCATTTCTTTATAGTATTTTGTCGCTAACTGCATTGCACGTGCAGAGTGGCCGCCCATTTTTTTACGGGCTTTTGCTTTAGCCCTAGCCCACTTTTCGGGGTGCTTCTTCTTTGCGGTTTCAGCCACGATTAGAGAGCTTTTCTTCTAGTTTATCGAACTTTTTGAGAATCTTTTGAGCCGTCTTACGGTCAGTACATTCCCAAGCTTTTGAATTGAGTTTGGCGAGCTTTTTACACTCTTTGATCTTTTTCATTAGTTCCTCCCGCTGGTGTTTCTTTCATCTTTTTCGCCGCGCTTTTTCTCAGTCTTATATTTCTGTGCTCGGGTTTTAGCTCTCGTAGCTTTGCTCATCTCACCACGGCGCTTTCCTTTCTCTGTAGCTTCAACAGTACCCTCCTTCAAATCACCTGATTTTTGGAGTGATTTCGTCGCAATAGCGTATGCTGCTCCTTTCTTCATGTCGGGATTTTCCCGCATGATCGACTTTACAGCGTCTTCGAGTATTGCAGGCATAACACTATAGAACCTCCTACAATTTTAGAGGATACGATAAAACTATGTTTGACTATCTTGTGAACAACTGGAGTGAAGTTGCCGGAATCGCTGGCGCTCTTCATTTTCTTTGCTTAGCTATCGTCAACGCCACGCCTACTCCAAAAGATGATGAGATTTACGCTAAGGCGTACAAGATCATCGAAGTCATCGCAGGTGTCGTCACCAAGACGGCGAAGAAGTGATTGCCTTCGCTGTCAGTCTGCTGCTAAACACGAGTCCTGTTTCCTGGACAATGGGATGCGTGCAGATGCTGGAAGCGATTGCAAAAGTTGAAAAGGACGAATTTTTTAATCGTCCTGAAAACAAGTGGCATAAGCAACGTCTTATCCGAAAACTAAGGCGTCACGGACCTCCTGATTGCATAATGGTACGCTCCGTCTTCTAGCTAAGCAGCAGAAGGTAATAGGAGCGTATCTTTTTCCATCCAGTTGGTAAAAACTGGCAAAGTTTCAACTACATCCTGCTGGTTAACCCAACTCAGGATTGCATCCTCGCGTTCTGGTGTCCAAAAATCCTGGCCTCTAAACCACACAAACCAGGAAATATCTGACTTTAAAAGGTTGCACTCGCCGCAGCAGCCAACAAGATTGTTTTTGACTGTTTTACCTCCTTTCGATTGAGGCACTACGTGATCTAATGTGCTGGGTTTAGCGCGTCCGCAGTACGCACATTCAGGCCAAGAATCAAGAATTGTTCGTCTAAATCGCTTGCGTGCAGATCGTTTCTGTAAACAACAAAGGTTGAATACCAGATCATTCTCGCTCACAAGCATGTGCGCGTTTGACTATATTTTACCCTATAAATAGGGCCTTGTTTGTCTATTAAATTGTGTCAAGAATAAGCATTCCTGAAGAAGAAGTAGCTTTGCCTACGGCTTTCCATTCTGTCCCACCGTTCCAATAGAAAGGAACGCCTGTAGCTGTCGTAAACCCACTTGTTTGAGGATTAACGTAATAAAAACGACCTGTTTCAAGATTTTCTTGGTCGTAATTGACGCTCCTAGGTAAATCAACCTTAACCTGATCTCCGCTAGATACAGTGTCCTTAGATATACCGATAAAGTTATCTTTACCGCCTGCAGAAACTGACGGATAATAGCCTTCAAGAGGTCCTAATGTAAAAATAAAACCACTACCTCCAGAAGGATCGTCTCTTCGTGCGTTGGCAACATAAACTCTTCCATCATGATCCACGACGGAAGCGGGGCTCATCTGCCGACTAGGAGTACCTGACAATAAAACATGATCTAAAATTTCATAAGATTCTGTACCACTTGGTTTTAAAAGAGCAGCGGTTATATAACCAGAAGCTGCTGAATCCTGACCGCTCATTAAAGGGGCTACAATGCGCCCATCGTAATAAATAGGGGTTTGCCCTGTTTTACTGTCACCATTCCCAGAACCGTATAAACGTAAAATATCGTCAGAAAAAACACCACTGCCAGGGCAGTTAAAATCAGTGATTTTGAAAGTTCTGAGTGTAGGACCAGCCGGTGTAGGAAAAGTTTGATGGAAAAATGTAAAAATATTTTGAGTTTCAGGAATATAAGTAATACCCTGCCTGACGAGAGTATTTACGCGCACATCAGTCTTTCGTTCTTCGATAATACTTATATTATTTCCACTAGGTGCTGTGGAAATAATTGTTGGATAGTCTGTGGAAGGAGTTAAAGATATGAAAAAGTTACCCGACGTCTCAGGGCAATAAACTGCACTTGAAAGTGTGTAATGAGCTGTAGTGCTTACCTGGGTGTCAGATGTGCCGTCTGTTAATACAACATAATTACCCGAAGTTTCAACACTCTGACCATAGAGTGTAGTACCTGTTTTACGAAGACTAGCAAATCGTCTAAAAGCAGGATTATAACTAAGACAACTATCGGTAACTGTAGCGACACTAGGAACTTGTAGTTCAGGTCCTACCTCTACAGTTCCTCCAGAAATTTGAAGAGTACTGTAGTAATGTTGGCTGGTTGAAGAACCTTTGTGAGACCAAACAAACTGGTTGGTATGCGAATCAAAATCAAGACCTATATCAACATTACCTAAGTTTATGCTTGTAAGAGCTACAGCAGTACCAAAATGAAGTTCGCCGCCGGAAATTAAAGCCGCTCTTGCGTGAATATAAAAACTGGTTTCGCCGGGATAAAGTACAAGAATACCGCTTTGAACAGGATCGTAACCCATCCTCAATGATGGGTAAGTATTTCCAGTGGTCAGGCTACCAAATACATCTTTATTAATATCAATACCACTAACACTAAGTTTATTAGCAGCAGCTGTAATTGAACCTAAAACTGCAAAATGACCTGAATCATCGACGCCCACAGCGTCACCCGCTTGAATATCAGAGCTTGCAAGATTAGTAAGATTACTACCGCCAAGAAAATTAACTGCATTGAACAGTGCTGCGTTACCTGAAGCTAACGCGATATTTCCGGATGCTTGAGCGGCAATTCCTGAATTAGTCGCATCTTCGCCAAGACGAAGAGCTGCATTACCAGAGATAAGAGCCTCGTCTGCACGAGCTTCAGCGGAACCATCGATTCCGATAGCATCATTAACGAAGATAACGCCACTTGAGTTCGTGGCGATAGCAACATCTAAACGTTGACTACCAAAACTTAAGTCACCACCGCCTACTAAACCACTTCCAGCACTTAAAGTTCCAGTATCGACACCACTAATCGAGTCGCCATCAGGCAGCTGACTGAGCTTTCCATCAACGAATACAAGAGGAAGACGCTCAGCCATCACTACCACCTAGTTAATTTTATTTTATCTGATTTACTCATCTTCAGATGACTAAGCATCTTCTGATGGTTGATCGTAAGGGTAATCTGGGTTCAGCACCCAACCACCGTCAGTTGTATACGTATATTTCCAACCATCCCAATCACCGGGGTCAGTGACATTTTCATATAAAACAGAGTTAGACGTTGTGCAATCAGCGATATAAAGTTCAACCCCCTCAGAGTCACTGATAGTGGTCTTTGTGTCACCGATAGTGACGGTGATCGAATCTTCAAATAAATAAAGACTGACGTTAGGAACTTCGAAATTTGCAAGCCGACAGATAGTTTTCATGGTTTTTTAAATCACCTCAACAGTATAAATCAAGGAATCGTATCAGTTAAAATAATCGTCGATGAATCGACGGCACGGCCTACTGCTTTCCATCCATCAACATATCTATCGCTAATTACACCGGAAGAACTTGTAAAGCCTCCACTTACCAGATAAGCAAAATCCCCAGGATTTAAGCTTGAATTATGAGCTTGATCGTATGAGCCGGGCAAACGAACTTCAACAACAGTACCTCCAGAAACAGCAGAATCTTGAGCTACACCGAAGTAATTAAGAGCACCATCCTTTAAAGGACTTACTTTTGTACCATATTCAAAAGAAATTATATTGGCAGCATTAGTAGCCCCATAAATGATAAGTCCACAAGACGAACCAGAGTTCATCGCTGGTTGAGGGGAATCATTAGCGTTAGTGGCTTGTTGATAAATCCGTAAGCCACTCGTGCTTGTAAACGATTCACCAGAAGGAGCAAACTGCACAGTGTATAAAGGATCTCCAGTAGTATTCCAGGCGTAAAATAAATTAGTTGTATCGTTATACTCATCGTGATTTCCTGTCAAGTAAATATTACTATTTGCAATAGTGTTAGGTATTTTAGTTCCACTAGAATAAACAACTGTAGTACCAGATAACTCAGTAGTTTCTACAAAGATGTTGGCGTTGCCGACCACGCTGCCAAAAGTATAGTTTTTATTAGTAATAGGGCTGTAAGAATTAAATTTATACGAAGGGTTAAAGTTATTTCCGAAAGTGCTAGTGCCACTGGCTACAAATACAGGCGTATAATTTTCGCCTGAAACGGTTACGTAGTGGAGAAGTCTGTCTTCTGAACCAGAAGTTCGATTTAGGTGAATAAAAAAGAGATTGTTATTACCTTGAGTCGTAATTCTAGGTACGCATCTAATGTTAGATCTGTCAATATCTAAGTTAATTGCGCCACCGCTGACTAAAGCATCTTCATATACTGAACCTCCGTTGTTTCCACTCAGTTGAACGGGGACAAAATGCCAAATCCTATCAGGTGACGTGTTGCTGAAATTTAGAGTACCAAAACCAGAAAGAGTAGGTGAAAACTCAGAAGAAATCACCCTTTCCATAGTGCCTGCACGTGAATCTATCTGATACGTACCGCCTGAAATAACAGTATCACCACTAATTTGACATAAAGTACCATAAGCAATTTGAGTATCGTTTTCTTCATAAAATACAGCAAATTTTTTATTTTCTTTGTCGTAGACTTTTGTCCCTACGGTAAACGCACTACCTGAATGAATTGCAACAGGAGTTCCTGAATAAGCTGTGTCTGTTTCCCTGTCATAGTTAATTGTTACAGCATAAATATCATTCAAGCTTCGATATCTACCTGCAAACACATACTCACTTTCGTTGAAAACACCTAACCCATCTCCGTAATTAGCAAAAGTAAATTGATCAAAATCAGTATTAAGTTCTCCTGAAAGATAAATCGAAGGATCGTTATCGAGACTTACAGGTAGTACTTCATTTTGGTCATTAAAGCCCACGGGGGATCCTGAAGGAATCGGGCCTCCTGCCGTGAATTTAGAAACGGTGCCAGTGCGAACTTCAGTAAGAGCCTCTAAGGCAGAAATACCGCTAGCTAAAGCTGAAGTAGCTATAGCATCTGCTGCCACGCCGCTGGCAAGAGCTGTAGTTGCCTTATCAAGCGCATAGTTTCCACTAGCTAACGCGTGGTCACCTGTAACCTGAGCACGTCCATCTAAAGCAAGAAACTCGTTATTAACGAAAATAAGACCACTGGGATTCGGAGCGATATTTACATCAACTTCAAGATCGTTGGCGAGGTTACCATCGCCAACTAGCTGTAAACCACTTCCCGCAGTAAGCGTACCTACGACACCACCAACGATTGTATCGCCTGGCGGTAGCTCAGACCGATCACCACTGATATTTACTAACGGGCGACGAATAGTCATGGGCTAGCTACCTATAAATGTACTTTAATCCTGATCAAAGAGAATTGAGCAGCACAATACCACTGCTTGAGACAGCTGTACCTACTCGATTCCAAGCAACATCGCCATCCCACCATTGTGGTTCAGTTGGGGAAGCAGTCAAACCACTGTTAATAGTATCCAGGTAATAAGAAGAGCCGGTTGAGAAATCACCATCTTGACCCACGTGGGTAAAACCGGGGAGGGCTACTAAAACTGAATCACCACTTGAAACAGTTTCCTGAGAAACTCCCATATAGTTTGTTTTACCGTTTAAAAGCGGCATAGGGTTATTAGAGATAGATCCAGTAGTTGTAATAGCGTAGGTGCTGTAGGAGTTAGCGTAATCACGCCCTGTAATTAGAGCTTGATTAAAGTCATCGATATAATTACTCCAAGTGTATGTACTTAAGTAAACTCCCGCTTCGAGAATATCATTATTACCTGAAATAAAATTAATATTGTTTCCACTAATTTCAGCTAGGCGCGTAAAAGAATAAGAAGTAGGGTTCGCTTGAGATTGAACATAAAACAAGCAACGATTTGGGTGGTCATTAAGTGGAATAACTTGAATGTAGTTTGAAGCAGTTGTTCCTGAAGTCAAAGTCGCATAAGGACCAGGAACCAAAGTAGTGCCTGAAGCTTCTAGTACAAAAGCAACACCAGATTGACTATTGGTAAGTTTCGCACAACAAACAGTCTTACCCGAATTAGGTAAATAATTAACTGTACTATAATCAGTTCTTTCAGAATTTATAGCGGCTGCAGTGTTTGTAGTTCCGTCTTTATCAATAGAGGCACCCCAAAGATAAAGACTATCCCCTCTCCAAACCGCAGTAGTTTTTTCTTCGTGTGCGTTGTAAGTATGAAAATGGAAAGCTGAACTATGGCTAGCAAGATTTGTATTAGATAGAGAAGTCATAGTACCGTTATCTGCGATACTAAATCTTCTAAAATTAGGGTAAGAACTAGAACCTCTAGAAAACCATGAATACTGATTTGTACCCGAAACAGTTGCAAAAGTTAGATAATTTACATTGACGTTAGCTACTATGCTGCTTTGAGCAGTTAAAGTTAAAGTAACACTGTCAGGGTTATAAGTTCCGTTTCTTTGGTAGAAATTAAAAGAAGGATTATTTGTTGTATATCCGATAATTACTCTATCGACTTCAGTTGTTTTCCCTGCCCAATGATCAAATTTGTAAGGGTTAGAAGTATTTGTGGTATCTACAGCATTTATTAACTCAGGCGAAGTGCCTGATAAAATCATAATTCTATATCCATCATCATTTGAACTTGTAATTGGTTGTAAACCTTGCACACAAACTTGTGCGTCGTTATAAGTACCGATATAAACAGGAGGACCTGGAGCATAAAAAGTAGTATCTTGCCCCTGTAACCTACGACCTGATGTAGTAACAAGATCATCAACTGATACCCTGTCTACCGCAACAGCTTGAACACGCCCAGTATCATCAACGCCCACGGGCATTCCTGATAAAATAGTTCCCGCAGCGGTAAATCGTTCGAGAGGACCTCCTCCGGTCAAACCGGGGATAAGGTCTAAAGCCGCATTGCCTGAAGCAAGTGCATCTACAGCAGTAGAAAGGGCGGCGTTACCACTAACAACTTGCGTATCAGCAATAGTACCTGCATCGATGCCACTAGCTAAAGCAGCATCTGCAGTTGCTTGAGCGTAACCATCGTTTCCTAATGAATCACCAACAAAAATAAGACCGCTTGGGTTAGGCGGAAGGGAAATATCAAGTTGGGGATTCTGATCAATGAGACCTCCACCAATCAATCCACTACCGGCAACTACTTCGGTTGTAGTAGCACCAGCCAAAACTGTATCACCTGTAGGAAGTTCGGTGATAAAGCCGTCTTTAGTAACAAGTGGACGCCGAGAAGTCATTGCAAAACCTCAGTAAAACTAGACCTAGCTGTAAAGGTCCACGGGGGTTTGAATCTCAACATGAAGCTCAGTCGTACTCAGAGCAAGACCGAGATTAACCAAAGAAGCGTAACCACTAGCAGCAGTAACAGTTCCAGACGAAGTAGTGAACTGAGTTAGCTGACCTTCTTCCTTAGAAAGATAGTAATACTGACCAGGAACAAGTTCAGTACCCGCAGTAATGTTTCCAGCACCTACAAGTACGATGTCGTCAAGGTTGACATCAACACCGGAACCTTGAGCTGCTGCCTCGGTTGTAATACCGATTGCTTGTTGTTGATAATCTTGCGTTCCGCTAGCTGCAGAAGCAGGAATAACTAAGGCACCGCTCAGTGCAACTACAGAACCCGCGATTAATTCAGCACCAGCGACAAATTCTCGAACTGACGCAGCAGAAGTGGTAACGCCCTGACCGTTAACAAGCCAAACAGGAATAGTTCCAGGCGTGTACTCAGTGTATTTACGGTTGAAAATCGCCCGGTCAGTCACTACTTACACCCAGACTTCATTCCTTCAATCATAATCGATGTTTGAAATTTATTCGTCATCACGAGGGTTTATCGCCATTAAACAGAAGCCCATGAGATATAAAACCCCAAGGGCTCCCAAAGCGATCAAAGTTCCCATATCAAGTGGTTGGTTCTGGCGGCCACACGACAGTCCAGGGAAAACCTGACTGCTGAGGAACCATTCTTAAGGTCTCACGATAGAGAGCCCAAGCATTTTTACCATCAGCATCCAAGGGAGAATCTGGAAGCTGGGTCCAATCACACTGCGCTAGTTTTGCGTTACGAATCTGGCGCACACTCAATTCTTGATTTTGAGTTCTCGCGGTGATTTCTTCAGCAGACGCATCGACTTCAGTCCACTGCTCGACCCAGCTGTCACCGGAACGAATCGCAGTTCGTTCGAGGTTTTTGCGGTAATCGTAAGCGGGCTGCGGTGACGGAGTTACAGGGAAAAGCCCAAAACTGGCCGCCGACTCGTCAGAAATAGTCTTAGAAAAACTGACATTCCGATTCGCACGCCTTAAATCAGTGAGCGTGTAGGGATACTGTTCAAGTTCCCCTTCGGAATTAGTTTTGACGTAGAACATTAGGATACCTCCTGTTCAGCAAGTTGATCCGCGATCACGTCACGGATAATTGTTGCTTTAAGCTGCTCAGTTTTATGCTGTTCAAGCATTTCTTTCAGCTTTTCGCCAAATTCGACCATAGCCGGATTGTCCGCATAATTTGCTTCAATCTTGGCGATAGCACGAATATAGTTATCAATGTTGATCTGATAACCATCTACCTCCTGAATTCGTGCCTCAAGAGCAGACTTAAGTGTTTCAGTCTTGTTCATCATTAAATGGGTTTAATAGCGACGTTGTTAGCACCACCCGCAGGTAGGGTAGACGGATTGCTGTATTTTGTCCCGAAACCGGAGGTGTTGTCCCATGCCCAAGCTTCTAAATAAGGACTGGATACATCCGCCGTTATGATAGCTGAGCCATCTGCAGTGAATACAGGGCGGTTTCTGTTAGCCGGAAGTGAAGAAGGGTTTGAGTACTTTGTGCCCCAACTAGAGCCTGTAAAAGCGTATGCCGAAATGAATGGTGAATCGTAATGACCAACAACAATAACGCTGTCATCAGGACTAAATGTGGCACCCCAGCCGTGATTCGGGGGGAGTGAGGAAGGATTGCTTAAGGTAGTGAACCACGGGTTAGAAGGCGCATCAAAAGTATATGCCTGCACAAAAGGAGTATTGAAAAAAGTTCCGACAAAATTATTTCCGTCATGACTCATAGCCAGATCAGTGTAATTACCACCCGCTGGAGTAGTTACATTTGTTAACCTGCTGCCAACACCAGTACCTGACGTGAAGTTCCAACAAAGTAACCAATAAGGTGCTCCTCCACCTGCAGCTATCAGATAGTCACCATCAGGGTTGAAAGTTATCCCTTCCATGTTGCCAGTGGGGATGCTGCTATCCGTGTACTTAGTACCAAAACCGGTGCCTGACGTGAAAGGATAAACAGAAAGGTAAGGAGAATTGTTGTGTGCGACAGCTAAATCGTTGCCAGTAGAATGCCAGCTAACATCGTTTGCATCTCCGGCGGGCGTCGTCGATGGGTTACTATATTTAGTACCAAAACCTGAAGACGACCAAGGATAAACAGAAATATCTGGGCTGTTATTATGAGCAACCGCAATATCGTTGCCACTAGGGCTGAAAGCTACTGCATTAGCACCTCCAGCTGGCAACGTTGAAGGGTTTGAATATTTTGTGCCAAATCCACCCGTATTCGTCCATTCGTAAGCTTCGATGAAAGGAGTTACACCAACTGCTACGGCAATATCGGTTGCACCATTATCCGCACTAGAAGCGCCTTGAAAAAGACGAAAAGTAGTAGGATCCATCTATATCAAGTGGTGTAATCGACTTGGGAAGCGCCGCGCCAGGTTGTGCCAGTATCGTCAGTGACGAACATAAACAGATGAGTCTTGCCTGTAGTCAATGTAGGCGCAGTGTCTGCAGGCCATTTAATCGAACTATCCCAAGTGATAGTGCCGGTATCGTGTTGTACTTCGTAAGTCAGACCGTAAGAAGCAGCCGGTACACCAGTGAAATAAACAGATGAGTCGCCACTGAGAATAGCAGTGAAGTAGTTGCCAGAAGTACAAGGAATACCGCTTCCGTTAAGACCTAATGCCGTAACCACGGTGCGAATCTGACCGTCAATCAGACCGCCTGAGATAGCGTATTTGGTGTCTGCGTAAACAAGAGCTGCATTACCAGAAGCTTGAGCAACTGAAGCGTCAGTGAGTGCTGCGTTACCAGATGCTAAAGCAGGAACTGCATTACTTAGAGCGGCATTACCAGAAGCAAGAGCTTCGTGAGCAAGAGCACCACTAGATGTAGCTGCATAACGCGCATCTAAGACGTCGATGCCTACACGTTTGTTAGAAGTATCTGAGTCCTGGACTAAAGGAAAGTAGTCACCGCTAGCTACTGACGTAAGCGCTGACAGTTCCGAGATCTTCTGACTTGCCATTTACGATTACGCGGAAGCGGTTTCTAGATCGATAAATGATCCATCCTCTAACAGAATAGCATCAATGTCTGAGGTAGTGCTCGACTCAAGAATGAGACGAGAGTTTGGATTTGTCCAACCTTCAGGTGGAGAAATCTCAACAGCTATACCGGATGTTGTAACCGCTCGCCCAATAACAGTGGTGTAGGCATCACCTGCGCCAAGGCTCGCACCTGAGACGAAAGCGTCGTATTCAAGAACTTGACCAGAAACCCTTGTAGAAAGATACTGAAGGTTACCAATAGTTAAATCTGAATACTCATTGTAAACAGCGTCAATATTAACTCGAACTAATTGACCCTCTGCAGCACTATCAATAGCGATGCCGCCCACAGATGCCTGGGTCAGGTTCGTAGCAATAGCTTTCCGAATCTGACCTGTTGACAGGATATAGACGGCATCACCAGCTGAGATAGTCTCGCCAGCCCTAAAACTCGCAATCGCCATCTCGACTCACAGCTTTATACTTTATTTTAACGCTTTCCTTGGCCCCTATATCTTTTCTTGCCACGGCGAGCCGGACGCGAATGACGTCCATTACCAATGGAAGTGGTTTTGGGTCGTGAAAAGATGTTGGGTGAGTTCTTAGCTTTTGCCACTAGAACGGCACAAGGCGTCTAGATACTAGGCATTAATCCAACTCGTGCCATCCCAAACCTTAAGCGCGTTGTCATCTGAGTCGTACCAACCAGCGCCAGCGGTTGTAGGAGCAGGTGCAGAAGGACCATAAGCGAAGGAACGCTGAGGACCAGTCTCGTACCAACCACTCGAAGCGGTGTCGTAGACAAACAACGAACCCATAAGGGTGTTGAACCAGATCGAACCGTCTCGGGGAGGAGAGTTAAGTCCGTAACCAGATGGAGGAGCTTCACCCTTAGAGGCAATCGCTTCGGCATTTGACTGATACCAGCCAGGCTCATCAACATCTGTACCAGATGCATAAACGAACATCCTGCCTTCGTTCGTATCAAACCAAAGCGAACCTTGGATAAATCCTGCGGTAGGGGCAGTGCCTACAGAAGCAACACCGCCTCCACCACGAAGATCGGTGCCACTAACTGTGACAGTTAAACCACTGTAAAGAATAGTGACTGAACCATCTTGTAGGAATTGACCAGAAACTACGTTTTCGTAGACAGCCGGGTAATCAACGTTTACAACTGAACCGCCTTGAGTTAAATAGATACCCGAGCCAGCCGCGATAGAAATACCGGAAGCAGATACAACAGTTGCGTTAATAATTGTTGTAGATCCACTTGTTGTGAAATAAATACCGGAACCAGCAGCGATATCACCTGCTCCTCCTCCTTGAATTCCGCTTGTAGTTGCGTTTAAATCTTCTAAAGCACGAACAACGCCCTCAAAATTGGAGGGATAGCCGTAGGGACATCTTGTGTAACTTGTAGTTCCCACGCCGCTAATGGTGTCGATGAGTGAATCGATAACCGACACAATTCCGAAGAAGTTGTGCGGATTACGTGCCCTTGGAAGATCGCCGTGAAGTGGACAAGCAGGGCTATTGCGTTCTGACATTAATTTTGTCCACCTCCTTATAGCAGTCTATCCGAGTAATTTAAAAAATGAATCTCATACTTTCTTGACTACTTCCTGAACCATCACTTCTTCGGGAGTTACGTGAATTGCATACTCTTCAGCAAGCTTCCAAGCCGGTATACCTAGAGCATCAGCACGTTCTCGAAGTGTTTGCCAAGAACAGTTAGCAGGTTTGCGAGAACGAGTGAGCCTCATAGGTATGAGATCGTTCTTTAAATTTTAAACTATTGTGAATCACACTGCTTGCCACGGTGTCGCTCTCGAAACTAAGGCAAAAAAGTTTTCTACGTGAGCGAGATTATTGTAGGAATCGTCGTCAAATTCGTATCTATATAAACGTATTAAATAATTAATTAGGGGTATGAGGGGATTTTTGGTCTTAGTGTCGCCTGGTCTGTAGTCTTTACAGGTCCTGAACCGAGCGACGTCTCCAGCGAAAAAGCTTCTTAATCAGAAAAGTAATTTTCCTTGAAAAACTTGGGCGTACTATCGCACTATGCGCTGTATGCGCTAGACTCATTGGACAACAACAAGAACATGCTTATGAAAACGTGCCCCATACGAGCCGCAAAGCTCTTGGGGCTGCTTGACCCCGAAGCAGTCCCTGAACCCTCTGGAAGCCCTCTCTTGGTGGAGCAGCACGGGCACTGGCGTGTGGCCCACTACGGGAGAGCAGTCAAGTGGACCTGCAAGTGCGGTCGCTCCGAACCCGTGTGGCTCACAGCAAGAAGCCACTCTCTTGTGCGGTTGCCTGACGATGGGATCCACGCATGTGAGGTCTGTCGCTCTGAGACTTTCGCAGCTCGAACCAAGACTCAACGCTTTGCTGCATGGCTCGAACAGAACCGCGCCTGCATCTCACCTGAAGAATGCCTTGAGTTTCCTGAGACTCTTGCTGCTCCTAAGGTTTCAGAAAGAGAGCGCTTCTGCCGCACTCGAAGGTTCGTCTTCGAGCAATTCTGGAGAAAACCCCTTCACTCTGGAGACTATGTGCGTTTAAAGTGCTCAAATGAACGTTGTATCAACCCTTACCATCTATGCCTGACTTCTTCTCCCAAAACCAAATTAACGCCAGAGGACCAGAACTTCCTACACACACTTCTTCAGGCTCAGATATCGACTTCCACGATCCAAGAGCTTTTGCGAGAGAAGCGCTCCGTAGAGCTGTCTACGAGATCGATACAAAGAATAAGAAAAGAACTAACTCAATCAGAAAGCTGCGTTTCTTAATTTATGAGTTAAAGTCCATGCAGCCTGCCGATGTAAACGAGATTTCTGAAGCTTTAGGTCAATCTCATTCAACGACTTTAACTCAGTTAAAAAAGCTTCGAAAACTCGATCTTGTCGTGCGGACTTCCTTTGAACACCACACTCTTTATTGCCTAAATGGTAACTTCAACAAATTCATCGAAGACATTCTCAGCGGGTTCTTCTTCGGAGAGCAGGCAAGCTAAACCTTGTATCTGGGAAAACAAGTACATCATCCCCAACCTTCCCCCTTGGATTTACTCCGATAACGAACCTCCTTCGTCTATTACTGACTGCACTGCAAAAATTTCAGCGGTCGAGTACACCATCACCGATATTGATTTGCAAATTGAGATTCGTCAGTCTGAGCTTGCGATGGGTAGTAGTCGCTATCAATCAACGTTTGACTTTGAAAAATGGCGTTGTCAAGCGCTTAAAGCGAAACAGTCACAATACTACTTACTTAACGCATACAAATATTGGCTTATCCTCAATGATCCTAAATTACTTGACGTTCCCTCAAAGCTCGATAAGCTTATCGAGTTACTCATTGAGGACCCAACAGACTTTACACAGCAAGCAAGAGCACTCCTAAGCTGAAGTCGGTCGTTATGTAAGAAACGGCTTAGCGACCACGGAAGGTTGAGGTAGTGTTTTACCGTTTTCCACCCTCACGTAAGTCGTCCTGATTGCCTGGTGCCAGGTGATCGAGGAGATCCTTCCATTCATTCATGAATTTTGTTACTAAAACATTAACTGAAGCTTGTCAGTACCTGGCAAGTATCGATGTCTCACTCCAACTTCTCGCTAACAACAAAGAAAAACGAACGACTGCTTTCGTCAACAAAAAGATTATCGCTCAACGCCTTGGCGTTCCAAGTCTTGCTGTAGATAAACTCATACTTCAGGGAATTTCTTCTAAAGGCTCTTCAGGTTTAGTGGAGGGAAAGCACTACTGCAAACTCGATCCAAACGAAAAAAACAGCTCAAAATTTCTCTATGATCCTTATGAAATTCTTGAAGCAGCTTGGAGCAATTTTCAGTATGACTGAGTTCAGTAAAAACGCTAAAAAGATTGCCAGTCTTTTTAAAGGATCTGAAGTAGAACGAAAGCTTTCTGCTGGTATTCTCCGCACTATCGTCAGCGACATCATTACGCTGTACTTTGAGAATCGAAAAGCTCTCGGAAAAGGTATTCTTGTTTTCAACCCACAAGATCCTTCTAACAGTTCTTATGTGACTTCTAAAGAGTTAGAGAATGATCTTTCACTAGCTCAAGAGTCTATGAACAGAGACTTTGAGGAACTCTTCCATAGAGTTTTGAATGTCATCGATAAAGAAGATGAGAACAATCTTGCGATGGTTGCTCTTATTGAAGACAACTACGTCAACATTCATCTTCTCGACCCTGATGAAGCAAACGAAAGAATCGACGAAGCTTCTTCAGGGTTAATTTTATGAGTACACCTCGTCGTCCAGAACCCAAGCCGAAATTTAATGTCGGCGACAAAGTACGAGAGAAAGAAAAACCTACTTCTTATCTTCTAGCTTCGAAAGAAAACTTCAGTAAATTCAACTGCTTTCCTAGTAGAGGTGTAGGCACTGTGCTCAGAGTGATCGTAAAGAAGAATAAAAGAGGTTCCCGAATCTTTCACATGGAAGTCGAGTGGGAAACTAAAGCTAAGTGTATTCATGTTCAACATAGGCTTATGCCTGCGGAGGAATAAGTGGTCCTTGCTTCGAAGGACTTTGTATCTCCCCTCGATCTGATTGCTGTAACCACAGCTTTCTTCGACGGGGAGATTTTTCTTGACCCTGCTTCTAGCTCGAATGCCAATTCTGTGGTTCAAGCCACTCGTTATTTCGATTGGAAGAACAATGGATTACTACAAAGCTGGAAAGCTAAAAACGTATATCTTTATCCTCCAAGAGATATAGCTCTTAAAAACGAGCAACCTCGTTCAACAAGAATTTTTGAAGAGCAAAAATACTTTAAAAAATCAAACCAAAGAGTATGGCTAGAACTCGCCTATTCCAAATGGCTTAAAAAAGAATTCGATGAAGGGATAATATTTCTTACGTCCACAGAAGTGGCTCTTTTAGTAACGCAGAAAGTAGGAATTGATTTACCTATTTGCATACTCAAAGAACACCCATCGCTTCTTAATGATGATGAAACATTAAAGCCACTTAAACAATCGAAGGTATTTGGATTTGTCCTTTATCTTCCATCAATCAATAACTATCAACAGAGAATCCATGACTTTCGCCAACAATATAGTGATCTGGGCCGTGTGTATCTCTGAGATCATCACGAGAATCCCAAGTCTCATCAGGACCGTAGGCATCGTGAGCAGCGAAACCAATCCCATAACCAATCCCATAAGGACGGCTTTTTTGTAGGGATTGTCGCCTCTCAGTCCTTTCTTGAGTTCTTAAATCACTATCTACAAAGATACGTCCTGCCAAACGGAATGCTGGGTTCCGCTGAACATGGTATTGACGACCGAAAACTTGACTATCAATACGTCGTTCTGCAGGATGGCGTCCTAATGACATCAGTATTTTGTAAGAGGAAGATAATCTACAGTCGGGTTGAAATAAGCTTGTTGCATAGCAGGGCTATTTAAACGCCCTGCGATAGCTGTGGGGTTGTAATCTTTGCCACCGGGAGCATAGATAAACTCCTGAGTCTGTGAGCCTTGATAATCGCCCACAATATCGTCATAACCTTCGCGACTCTTGCCAATGGCACGAGAAATGTCTTCCATGTACTCCATATTTTTATCAATCTGTTTCTTGTCGAGCTGAACCACTGGTGGGTTTGTAGCAACGCTATAGAAACGACTAGCAGGGTTAAGTAAACCAAACTCACCGATTGCAGACCTCATATCACCGACGAACTCTTGAGTTTGAGGACGCAGGTTTGGCGTATAACCGTAAAGACGAGGGTTGTACTGAGATTCGATACGATCGCCTTCTTGAGTAAAACGATTTAACTGAGCTAAACGAAAATCTTGAGGGCTGACACCAAAGTAAGAACCAATTTTATCCCTCTGGCTTCTTACCAGATCATTAAGATCTTCAGCCTTTCGTTCTACTAGATCGGTTAAGTCTTCAATATCTTCTGAACTCAAACCATACGATCCACCGGCACTGCTTCCTCCGAGTCCTCCAAGGATGCCAGCCAGAGCATCCTTTAAAAAATTAGTTGCGCTTGAACTTGAGTCGCCACCGCCGCCAAAGTCAAGAAAACCGCTATCTGTATTAGCGGTAAAAACAGGAGAAGCTCCAGCAGGGAGTGTATAAGAACTGCTCATTGACTTTAAACTGATATTTAAATTATATCTCTAAGCGATAGGTCGAGCTTGATTAGCGAAAGCCTTAGCCATGGTAGAAAGGCTATTAGAACTTGTTGAGGATCGGTTAGTCACAGATCGACTTAAAGCGTTTTTTAGGGCGTTGATTTGTTGTTGTTGTTTTAATAATTTGTTGTTATAAGCAGCTGCTAATTTTTCTCCTTCTCTTGCTTGTTCCTCTAATGCAGCGGCTTGTTCATCAGCAGCCAAGAGGGCATCTAAGTTTCTTGAATCAATCTGACTATCTGAGGTATAGGCATTTACTAAAGATCCCAAAATACTATTCATTTGCTGACGCACCAACTCTTGTTCGGACTTGTTCTGTACTTCAGTGCGTTTGGTATCAGCTTTTTCAAGCTCTGTTTTACCTGGAATTTCAGGATCAGGATCAATACCAAAGAAACGAAGAACTCCGCCGAGACCTCGTTGAATAAAATTTCGTTGTTGGTCTTGCCCTACGGGAACTGGAGGAGGAGCAGAGACGGTCTGAAAATCAGATTTTCCTGTCTGTTGTTTGAGAATCTCGTTTGCAGTGCCGGAGGTATAAACTGACCACGCCTTTAACCCTGACGTATCCCGAATATCTTTAGCAATCCTCATGTTCACCAGAGGATCTTTTAATTCTTCGTTGCTTCTCAAACCATACCTAGCACGCCTGCTAGCACCAAGCTGATAGTCAGGCAAATCAAGCATATTGATTTGCATTAGACCATAAGAGTCGTCCGGGTATTCAGAATTGTGAGCATTAGGGTTACCAGAAGACTCACCGATAGCAATAGCAGCTGCTAACTCAGCTTCATCACCCCAACCGGCTTGACGAGCAATCTGAGTCAGCTCTTGGAAAGAATAAGACACTACTCTTCTGAGTCTTCGAATACTCCTATATTAGTGTCAATAAGAACGCCAAGTTCTTCAGTAACGTACTTGAAAGCTCGTTCTCTACATACAAGCCTAACAATTCGATTCCAAAGATACTGATCTCGTTCTTTGCCTTTAAGGTCGTGAGCTGCGTTTTTAATACGAGTCAGGGTGAACTCGTCTTCAAGCGTGAGGGAAACACTGATCTGTTCCGAATTCTCCACGACTTTAAAGCCACTAATTTATTTTAGGTCAAGAAACCCTGACACTCTATGTTACTAAATAATCACCATGCCTTACAGCTCCAGTAACCAGCGGTAAGTTTTGACTTTTTCTCATCGCATTTGTGTCGAGCCCGAAAGCTCTTCCTGGCTTCAGGGTTGTCCTTGCGGATAGGCATATTCGGGTCCCCGAAACGGACCAGACGCACCTTGTCGCCCTCCTTAGCGGCCACGGCGTGACTTTTACCACCTTGCTTGTCTGCCTTGGGTTTGTTGTAGCCGCTGAACACCTCTCCTGCTAGGCGAATCCGGGCCATAACAATGTCAAGCAATCCTTGATACATCATAACAACGATAAACCTTAAGAGAAAAAGTAGCTCAGTATTTAGGTTGTTCTTAGAGATTTTCCTGCTAATCTTTTGTCGTTGCGATCTTCTAACAGCACAACTCGCATGGCTTCTCAGAATTTACTCACGATCGCGCAGACTGCTGAACTTCTCAACTGCTCTGCCGGTTTTGTTCGCAAGCGCATCTCCCTCACCGAGTCTCGTCAGCCCGGTGGCTGGCCTAAGAGCACCTACGTGAACCTGCAGCCCAACGGCGCTAAATCACTTTTTCGCGTCAATAAGGACGCTCTGGAGGATTACCTGAAGGGCCAAGAAGAGCAGGCTAAAGTTGTAGATGAAACCCCTGCGTGTAGCACTGGAACCTGCACGTTCTGAGATAAATGACTTCTTCAAATCTTGAACAAATCTTCCAAGCTGCTGCTTCCGCACCCACGGAGGAGGTAATCAAGGAAGAAGTCATTGTCGTTAAAGAGGCTAATGTCGATAACTTGATCTACAAGCTTGTCGAGTTAGCCTCTTACCTTTATCACTTAAATATTCAGGCTCACCTTCTGCACTTAAACGTAGAGTCACCGTCGTTTCTTGCTCTTCATAAGTTTCTTAAGAAGCAGTATTCTCAGCACGTAGAAGATTTCGACAACCTGGCTGAGTTAGTCCGGAGCATGGACTATCTCCTGCCTATGTGTCAAAAGGGTTTGCTCGGAGCTTATAAAGGTTTCAAAACCACGACTACCTACGAGGCAGTACCAAGCTTGACCCTTTACACCAAGAACCTTGAAGCCGGTGGGTTTATGGCTAAGGATGTCTTTGAAATCGCCAAAGAAGTAGGTGCTCCTGATATTGAAAACGCTTTAGCTGATATCACCGGACATCTTTTTAAAGGAGCGTGGATGCTTAAGAGCACCTTACGCTCTGATCCATCCTCCGTTGGCTGATACGTAAATACCGCTGGCACCAGAATTCAAGTAAACAATATCTCCTGTTGAAGCAGCAGGTAAAGATGTCACCACACGGATGGCGTCTGCTTCGTCTGCACTAGCAGCAGTTGTTGCAGACGCTGCGGAGTTAGCGAGTGTCGCCGAGTCTGCAAAACCAGCACCGACTTTCTGCCAAGCGGAACCGGTCCAAACGCTCATGTAATAAGCAGACGTCGAAGAGTCAACCCAAGTCTCGCCAGCAGAATTTCCAGTCTGACCGGCAGGCGATGAATTAGGAGCCGAAGTTCCGTAATGACACCCAGTGACTTTGCGGATATTGCCTAAAGAATCTTTAAAGT